GCAGACGCCGAAATGTTGTGCCCCATTATGGCAATGGTATCCACCGCCTGCGCAGAACCAAGGTTGCAGACAATGGTTTGTGCGCTCGGGTCGGTAGACCGCCATCGCTTGGCAAGCCGCTGATTGTGGAGGTTCTCTTCCGGATATAGCAAGTCCTCAGTGGAGGTCGTCGGTGCGCTGCCTGCATCTATCAGATTCGTGTATGCAATTCTCATACAACCGCCTTGGCGTCAATCAGCACCCGCCTATCCCGCGATGCCCTGCCGACATAGTTCAGTATTGGTTGCCCGTCCAGATTGACAACAACATTTAGTGATCCTTCGGTGGGTATTGCGCCTCGCGGCGCCGCCCCAACCGGGTCACGCATTTGTTCGCTAACAATCTGCGTCGGCACAACACCATGAGGTTTCGGCGTTCCACCAACCCCGCCCGGCGCGGTAGTCGAGCCGGGTATCGCTCCGCTCGGAGAGGGCAACGGCTGTGCAAGTATAGCGGCCAATTGTATTGCGCCGGCCGCACCAGCCGCAATCGACAAACCGAGATGCCCTTGGGCAAGATATTCCATCACGGCCCGCGCCGTGTTGATGATGACATCAAATGCACCAACCGCTTTTTTAAATTTCGCGAGCTTTATCTGCGCGCTTAGTGTGCGATTGGCAAGCGTTTGCTCACCGACGTCCTGCGCGGCCAAATCTGCAAGTCTACGGTCTGTAAGAGACGATGACAAGTCGGCCAGTGAATGCACCAATTGTTGCGTGGCATCAAAAATCTTATCTATATAGTGGTCTTTGTACCATTGCACAAATTGCTGCAGCCGCGTCTTTTCTTCTTCGTCCCGCTGCGCGATGTAATCATATGCCTCACCATACCCGGCAATCATCGCCATCGCCGCGCGTCGGTGTTCCTCAGCTATCGTCGTGACCGATTCCAGTACTACGGTTTCAGTGTCGTCCTGTTCCGACTTGATATACCGATAGGCTTCGCCATATCCGGCTATCATTGCCATGGCAGCCCGGCGATTTTCCTCTGCCATTGTAATAATAGCTGGAATTAGTTGCTCTTCCGTGGCGGTCGCAATGTTTTCGGTCCCGTTTTGCCATTTGTGCAGCGCATCGAGAAAACCAAATCCGAGATTTTCCCGTATAATTTGCATGCCCTCGGATACCGTGGTGACATGGGTTGTCAGCGCATCGAGAGATTCGGCGGCATCATCTGCGGCTCCGCTTATGTCCTCAAGCCCAGCAAGAAAGTCCTCGGCGCTGGTGACGTTGGTATCGATGGCATCCGTGTTTGCCTCGATGCTTTCGGTTTCTTCGCCAAGGATGCTATCAACAAGAGCTATTTGATTGCGGACGTCTTGAAGTCGCACTTCTTGTTCGGCAAGTTTTTCATTCAGATTGCGAAGGGGACGAGAAATGTTCCCGCCGGTTATTGCGCCATAGCCTTGTTGAAGGTCGGTTATCTGTTTATTGATATCAGAGACAAGTTTTAGTTGCTCTTCGAGAATGGCGTTGAGTGCCTCACGCCGTTGCTCCTGCTGCGCCCGCGTCTCCGCGCGTATTGCGTCAGCCGATGCATAGACCTCGCGCTGGAACTCTCGCTTACGCTGAATGAGGTCTACAATGGCTTTGGTAAGCGCGACAATCGCAATGACGCCCGCGAACACCGCTCCTGCCGGGGAGGTAAGAAGCACAAGAGCCGCGCGGACGGCTGTAATTGCCCGTGGTACTTTGCTCAGCACCAATAGCAGTGGACCGGCTGCCGCCGCCATCCCGCCAAATCGCAAGATGGCTTGTTTCGTGCTATCGTCCAGTTCGCTGATGCGCTGCACGAATCCGCGCAACTTATCGGCGAGCTCAATCAGTGACGGAATAAGTAGCGCCCCGAATTGCTCGGCCAAATCACCGGCAGAGTTTTTCAGTTGGCGCAATGGCCCAAGCCCCGCACGAGCCGCCGTCTCTGCCGCCCCGCCAAACTTTTCTTCAAGTTGCTGCGTCAGCTGTGCGAGCTTTTCGGTCGGCGACGCGGTTGCATCGATGACAAGCCCATACCGGGAGAGGGCATTAGTCGATGAGCCGAGAGTTTTACCAACGAGAGATGCGGCCGTCTGCAAATCGACGCCCATTGCGGTTGAGAAATCGAGCAAGCCAGGGAGGATGGCTTTTAGCCCGTTCTGATCGAGATTGGCAAGTTGTTGGACCAGTGCGAGCGCGGATAACTGCGCCTCATCACCAAACGTTGTCGCGTTCTGTAATTCTGCGGTAAAGACTTTGAGGTCTTCGACCGAGATAGCGGCCTGCTTCCCGGTCGCGTCGATGGCGTTTTGAAGGGCGGCTTCTGCCTGTGCCTGTTTGTCGGCAAGAATGACAAACCCGGCTGCGGCAGCCGCGAGGGGCAGGGTAACGGTTCGGGTCAGTGCCCGCCCGGTTGTCTCGAGACTGCGCGTAATTCGTTTGACGTCTCTTTCAAACGAGGTGAGTTTGCGCCCGGATTGCTCGACTGACTTTACAAATTGGGCAGTGTCGCCAACAATTTGTACAACCAGCTCACCCAACAGTCCCATCAATTCACCCCGATATAGCCAAACTTCTCGCGCAGCTGGTCGCGCCGGCGCCGGATTTCGTCATCACTGGCCCCGACAAGTGAAGTGCTGTTGTTTGCGGCCGGCGGCTTCGGATATTTGAACTTCATCCCTTCATTCAGATAAAGCACTATCTGACCAAAGCTCATGTGTTCAAATAAATATTCCGGCGTCGCCCAGCCATACAGCACCCCCATAATGGCAAACAGGCGACCGAGTTTTACGGGTTCCCCTCGGCCGCCGGTGTCTTTTTTAGGCTTTCGTCCCCCACATTGTTCAGGCTCCGCATCACGCCCGCCGTCACATGGTCAATGAGCGCCTTCAGTTGTACAACATCGGTGTTCTTTAACAGCCACTCCTTGTCCATCTCGGGCTCGTGAATGCTTGTGATTGACGCGCACAGTTCAGCAGCAATTTCAAAGCTGCGTTTCGCCGCCTGCCCGCCTTCTTCGACCTCTTTGAGTTTTTCCGGTGTGTTTGTCAACTCGATAAGTTCCTGCTGCCGTTCCATGACATCCATTGCCACGCCCGATATATCTATCTTGTGCCCTCCGAGTTTGATGTATTCGGGTTTTGGCCGCAGAACGTCGAGGTCATGAATCAGGGGCTCGCTCATCGCTTAGACCCCCAATTCGCTTTCGATGTAGTACAGCTGGTCGCCCTGTGCCCGCGCCGTATCAACCTCGCCGGTCAGCGTGAATGGAATCACCATTACGGGGTCCGTGTCATGGTCGGTTTTCGGCGTGAATGCAAGCCCCTGCTCAATGGTCGCTTTGTAGACCACAAGGAGCGTCTTCGCTGTCGCGCCACTGACGTAGGTCGTGTTCTCAAAGATGAACGCCTGCGGGGTCAACGTATTGAGGCCACCGGTTGAGAACGTGTTAGCCGTTGGCGTTCCTGAAATATAGGTCGCCGCCGTCGCCGAGTTCTCGGTATCGAGTGAACTCCCGCGAATCGCATCAAACGTAGGCGGCCAGAACTCCAAAAGTTCAAAGCTCACCGTGATGGTATGATTCGCCACCTTCTCTACAGGCTGGTCAGAGTTGCCCGCCTGCGTTGTCGTCCGCTCAAGATTCTCTTGCACCGACGTCAGGTTCCCGATTCCCAACACCGTGCCGAGTGACCCTCCGACGAACGATGCCGCGCTCGCTGCCACGCCAAGCCGGAAACCACCTTCCAAAAGCGTCCCGGCATTGGTGAGGCTCGTCTGCTGGTAAGTACCGCTTGCCATTTTGTCTCCTCCCTAACTCACCGTTAGTTCGTTGTATACAAATCGCACGTCCACCGGGACGTGATACAAGTTTGTATCTGGTTCGGGAATCATCCGCTTGTCTTCCACCGTGGTTCGCTGGATGACAAAGCTGTCAACGGTCCCCTGAAAATTGTGAAATACCGTGCATACCGTCCGGGCCAAATCCTGGGCCACTTTCGGCGTCGATGCACGGCAACTAATCTGATACCTCGGCGATTCAACCACTCCCCAATGCAGCGGGATATAACCCACCTCGAAGTAGTTGATGCACGGTGCGCTGCCGGCCGGTCGCATCCCATGATAGATACGTGTGCTCGTGACTGCCGTAACCGCCGTCGTCGCAAGCAACTTGAATCCAATCGCTTCATAGATATCACTCGCGCTCATTGCGTCCCGCCAGCCGCAAGCCGACGCCGTTTAGCCCGCGCTCTGCGCCGTTTGTTGATAACCCGCTGCCCGGCCCGCTCCGCGTCCGCAAGCGTAGCGTTGAAATTGGAGTCCACCGCCGGTCTGATGAACGGGTGCGCCGGCGCTTCATATGTGCCGAACTCAACAAAGTGCGCCCAATAGACATCGGTCTCTTTCGTTCCGCCCTTGGTGCCGATAAATACCCATGCGCCAGGAAGCGCGGTCTCATAATCTCCTGTCGCGGCCCCATGAATGAATCTCTCAAACCCCGATTTCTTTCGCTTGCCCTTCGCCTTGATGGTGTCGCGCAAGTGCTCCGGTATACCCGGACCAACCGGCACAAGTGAGATGGCTTTCTCGGCTATCCGCTCGGCACTCCCAATCATGGCGTCCTGCATTTCCTTGTACATGTCGCGGGTTATCGCCCCGCCATTCCAGATACTCGCGGTCTCGATAGTCTTAATCATGACGCCACCAATTCCCGCACCATTAACTCCATATCCTTGTGCCGCTCAAGCGGGTCAATCACGCTCAGAATCTCAAACGTCCGGCTCCCAAAATACAGCTGCATCGTCGCGTCAATCCCGGCGTAGTACCGCATGCGAAACCGCCCGGTCGTGTCACTGTTTTCCAGCCCGCTTGCAACCCACTCCCGGCCCCGCAGCGGCTCGAGCGACCCCCAGCATACCGTGACCGTGCCCCAGGTTGTCGTCACCCCGCCATAGCCGTCCTCGGTATGCGTCGGCTGTTTTATCCAGCAACGATGTCGCAACCGCCCCGCGTTCATACCGGCCAAATCCTGTCCAACCCGAGCAATGCATTCGCGCCAAACGATTGCCGGCGAATCCAGTCCGGACTCAGTTGCTTTACATCGGAGTCTTCCCGGTGCTCATACATATCGCCGATAATCAGCTTCATGGCCTGCCGCACTTCCACCGGCACCGTACTTGCCACGCTTCCGTAGCCGGCGAGGAATTGTATTTCCACACCCTCATTTGGCCGCAGCGTTGCCGAGGGCCATACCTCGCCATAAGCAAGACATAGCATCCCCGGCTCGCTGTTGGTTGCCGCGTAGTAGTTCCCCGCCGTCATCGTTGTAGCCGTGCCGCCGGTCCCGTAGTATTTCACATGCGTGATGCTGACCAACGGTGGGCGCGGAATCTCGATGCATGACTCCGAGGGAAACCCGTCCAGTATCAGGTTCCATGTCTGATGCAGATATGCACGGCCCTGCACTTGTTCGCAGTACCGCCTTGCAGCGGTCAGGAACGTAAGCAGTACCGTGTCCTCTGCGCCCGTGGACGTCTCACTCAGTCGGAGATGGTCTTCGATTTCCTCAAGCCCGAGCGGTTCAACGGTCGGGGCGGTAACGATTGTCAACGGCATCACGCAACCTTTGCCATAGTCGGCGCAGTCGCCTACGTTCCGGCCCGGTCACGGCCCGCTCGTGCGGGCCGCTCGTTGCCGTCTCATAACGCGGCGTCCTGTATTCAGGCGGGGGACCCGTAGGCCCCCGCTCAGTGCCCACCGTTAGACTATTGCCGTGGCGGTGATGTCTTCCTGATACCTGCCACCGGACAGAATCGCAACCGCCGAGGCCAGCTTTGCCGTGCCAGGGTCGGTAATGTTCAACTGCACATACGGTGACCCGTCTGACAGCTCGTCCGCGTCCAGTTCAATCACCGCGAACGATGCCGTCCCCGCCGCAATCGTGATGGTCGATGCCCATGCCAGAGCTGCATCCAGCGTGTCACCGTTCGCGGTCGCTTCCTGAGCAAACCGGAATGTAACCGCCGTCCTGCCGCTCCCGGCAAATGAAGTGCATTCGCCGAGCGATATGGTACAACCGGATCCTGCGCCAAAGCTCACAAAGATGGACGCGTGCGCCCACGTATCCATGAGGAACGTATCGCTGGTCGCGGCCGCGCCAAGCGACTGCGGCGCAAGCAACTGAACCACATGGCCCTGTTCTGCAACAACAAATCCTTTACTCATCTCTCACCTCCCGCTTACGTCGCAACCGTGACGAACGGGCTCTGCGTGTTGCTGCCCTTGTATGGCGTCAGTGCCGATTGCCACAACGGTTGAC